CAACCATATCATCTTCATAGTTAATATTTTCACCTAATTGCGTACCAACAGTAGTTTCAGATACACCAAATGTTTGTCCAAGTATGCTACCATTTTTCCAACCATTTAATATAATATTAATTTGCTTTTCTAACATCTTTTGTTTTCGAACAGAATAATCACCAGATGCTATTGCAATATCTACAGCATTAGTAGCTTGTCTAAATAAATTACTATCATATCTTTTTCCACCAAAAGTATTCTTAAGCCAATCTTCTATGTATTCTGTTCTTACAGTATAATAACTTTCTCCTTCTCCAAAAATACGTGGATCAATATTATCAGCGGCATTTTTTTTAGGTTTTTGACCTTCGTTTTGTATTCTTAATTCTAATTCTTGTTGAACAGCATTTTCTGGACTTACACCAATATTGATAGCTTCAGCAATATTATTCAAAGAAATTTTATGTGCTTTTTCTAAATAAAAGAATGAGCTATCCTCTCCAGCTTTATTATTTAAATTATTTAAACGTAGTGCTACACCAACATTTCTTGTTCCAGTTGAAGGAGCAAATAACTCTAATATTTGTCTTGAATCACCATTTTCAAAAGCTGATTCAATTTTATCATATACTGCTTTTGGTAATATATTTTGTTTTCCCGCAAAATAGATTGCAACATCATCTTGTATGCCATCTATATTTAAATTATATTCTTGTTGAGTAAAACGTTTGCCATGTATTCTTTCAAAATCTTGTTGTATAAAATCTTCGAACATTAAAATTTCTAAATTAGTTCGTGTAGCATTTTCATTTGGGAATAAAACTAATGGCTGGTCATTAGCACCTAATAACATATTGTATTGAGCTTGTTGCCTTTCTTTACTTAGTCTGTCTTGTGTTTGACTAGTTGATGTAATTACATCATCTAATTGTGATAAATAATCACTAAATCTATCTATAGCATCAGCATTACTATTACTAGTTTCAAATAAACTTTGAGCAGTTATTGTTGTACCATCTTGCATAGTATAACTTGTTCTATCTCCAGTTATCACAGCTTCTAATCCAACAACATCTTGTAGAAATGATTGTTGTACTTTTACATCAGAATCTGTATCTGGAGCTATTGGTAATATTTCAAATAAATTAGCAAAACCTTTCTCTGTATTTATAATCCTATCTAACTCCACATCCGATAATAAACTAGGATTTACTTGTTGAAATTTTTTTAAATCATTTTCAAGTTCTTGTATTGCTAGTGCAACATTTTCGCTATCTCCAACTTGATGATATGCTTGAATTTTTTGTTGAAAATCACTTTGTAGATAAGAAAGCAAATTAGATTGATTTTCTAAATCACTTGCAATTTTTTGTTTCTCTACATTATTGTAAGCAGATTGCTTTGCTTTATTAATTGCACCTTCGATGTAAGCTCTTGTATTTGGTGGTAATTCAATACTAGCCATAAATATTCTTGGATCTACTACTTCTAAAAATCTTTCACCATTATCACCAGCTAGTATAGATGCTCTTTCTTCTTCATCGATTATACTTTGGAAATCTGTTGCTAAAAATTCTAAATGTCTTTTAGTAATTAATTCTTCATAAGCATCTGCTTCTGATTGTGTTTTACCTTTAAAAGTTGGTGGTTTTGTATGTAGTGCAAAAGTTTTAGATTCACCAGATCTTTTATCATAATACTTAACATTTTGTTTTGTAAATGTTGCTAACTCTGCCGCTTCCTCCCCACTCTTTTTACCTAGCTCTTTGCTTTCTGCTAGTAACTTTGTTGAAACTGCTTCTGTTATCTGTTCATATGTATTAGCACTTCTACGTAGGGCAGATGCCATATTACTAAATCCAGTACCACGATTTACACCTATTTGTGATACGTAATCTACTTGTTGTTCGCTTCTTTTAAGGGCCATATCTACTACCTTGGAAATAACTCTTTTAAAGGATCAGCCATACCTAATAAACCTCTTGTAGCTGAACCTATTACATCAGATTTTACAATTTGTTTTGAAGCTTTTTCACTAAGCTCGGATTGTTGTATTTCTCTTGCTGTACTTAATTGTTGTTCTGCCCCCATTAATGCAATAGTCGATGCATCTTTTTTATATGTTTTTTGATTAGCTTTTAATAATGCTCGATAACTTGGCGAATCTAATGCAATACCAGAACCAGCCATCAAAGCTCTATTTTGTGCTAGTTCACTAAAATATTGTTGTCTACGTTGATTAAGTTTATTTGTTGTTTCCATTTCTAGTGCAACTTGTTGTTCTCGTAATTGTTGTTGTTGCACTCTTAATTGCATTTGCTCATATGCGGCAGCTTCTTTTTGTGCTTGTATTGACATTAGTGTACCATAGCCTTGTGTAAAAGCACTAAGAACAGCAAATATTTGTGGTAAACCAAATAACATTAAAAATAAACCTCCGTTGTTATACCCAATACCCTCATTGGTAATGGCACTGACTGCCTAATCTGTAGATTTGGCTCTATGCTATACCCTAATGGATAAATTTCTTTTTTACCAGTAAAACTATCTAAGCCATCAGAGGTGTTAATACTTGTAGTAGTTAGTACAACATCATTACTATTAACAGTAAGATTATATGTAGTAGATAATTCAAGAATAGTTTTTGCTATTTTTCTTGGTAAGCCAGTAAGCTGTCCAGCCCTACCAGTTGCATCTGGACTAAGGGTATCTATCTCTACTGTAAAGTCTAATCCTATATCTACTGCACTAGCCGCTGTTTGAAATGACACAGCTCCACCACTACTAACAGTGCCAGTGCCATAATAGAAAACTGCACTATCTTCATTTGTACCAGATGTTGCAAATACTGTTTTTCCTATATGTGTTGTCAGTCCACTAAATACTTTGCTCGTTACAAATTGTAATGCCACACCATCTGACTGTGAAGATGCTGTATTAATAACAATAGTATATTCCCCAGACACACCAGTTGCTGTAACAGAGTTAATAGTAAAGGTAGTACCAGCACCACCAAACTGAAAAGTCTCACCAACACTAGGAGCATTAGTAAATCCATCTGCTGTAAATGTTGTAGCAGAAGAAAAAGCACCATTAGTTAATGGACTTCCATGTGGTTGATAACTAGCAGATATAGTTTTAGATACAGTATAATCTGTAGGTAAATCAAATGCATGATCGCTAAATTGTTCTAATGAATATTTATCAACACTGTTAATGCTTCTTTTAGTAGCAACGTATATATCTGAAGTGGTACAGCATACTGATTCATAATCACCATCTGTATTCCACTGCATCCATCCAGCTATCTTTTCATTTCTTTGTGATAAGAATACTGCAATATTACCATCATCATTTACAAGAATATAAAACTGCTCTGTTCGATCTGGTACTGATGTAAGCTTTGCAGAATCTACTGGATCTTTTATAAGATGACTAGATAGTAAAGATATACTATTAGAACTATACTCTTCTCCAGATTCACTAAACAAATACTCTCTTACAGTTTTACCATTATTCTGTATAAATATAGTTGCATTATCAAACTGTCTTGGTTTTGCTTTTACTTGTGATCCAAACATAGATTGATTTACTATACGTATATCAGTAGGTGTTACTGGTTGTGATACTGGTGGTCGAAGATAAAACTCTCCAGTGCTAGTTAGTATTTGCAAGTTTTTACCAGATACTAAATGCCGTATCTCGTTAATCTGATCGGATGCTATTTGTATTTGTATTGATTCATCATCCTCTGCTGTGCCAACATCAAAGTTAAAAAAGTTACCAATCTTACTACCTTGCAATCCATCTGGTAGTCCACTTGTACCACCAAAATATAATCTTTGTTCATGAAAACACACTGTTTGTGGAAAACCATTTATATCACATATAACTTGTTCATCCCAACTTCTGGTTGGTGGATGGCCTGCTATAAATACATTTACACCACCACCATCAACAGATTCTGTTGCTGTATCTGATGAACCAGCTGTATAAGTAAAATGATTATCGTCTGTAACTGTAATAGTAAAAGTACCATTCAAGTTACCTTGTGCTAGACCAGCACCATCTGTATCAAATATATCTTCAGCACCACTTATAGTTACAGAAGCTCCAGTAGAAAAACCATGCTGTACCATTGTAATTTCAACAACACCAGAACCTTGTGTAGTTCTAAAAGGATCTTCATCTAGTGGTATCTTTACTTCCCCTTTTAGTGTTGCAGTTACAGTTGTTGCATTAGTAAAACCAGTAATCAGCAACTCTACACCATGATAACGAATACGTTTACCTACATAGCTTGATGTAAAATAATCAGCTGATGTGACACAAGATACACCAGTTGCACCCTTACTTGTATTATCTATATCGAGTGTAATAGTTGCATCTGCAAATTTGAAATATGGCTGAAATACTTTCTCATCATTTATGCTACTTGCAAAAGTAAAATCAGAAACAGTAAAGGTAGTAGCACCAGTTCTTTTAATAACTTGAGGGTGAAAACCAGAATGTACTACAATCATAGTATCTCCAGTTTGTGTTACATCTAGCTCAAAGAGGTGCGAAGTAGTCCAATCACAACTACTTATAGTTTGCAATAATGTACCATTAGTTGAATATATTTTAAGTACTGTATTCTGAAATGCTAAGATATATTCTTGTCCAGCACTAAATATAAAACTCTCTATTCTGGATTCTGCACCTAGATCTGCTCTGAAAGCTGTGCCACATCTACGTTCGATAGCACCTTGATTCATAGGAATTACATTACGTGCCTTTTGTAAACCAGATGCATATGCAGTTAAATCAGTACGTGATATTAGCTTAGGATCTAATTCACCCCTAAGAAAGTTAGACTGATGTACTCTTTGCATAGCCATGTAGAACCTATGATGGTGTTGTAGCTGTTATGTCATTCAAGGCTGTTCGATTACGTACATTTCTAAATCTATCTACATCTACTCTACGTGTTGTTTGTGCTTGTGAATCTATAGCCTTCGCACTCTGTAATTGAGAACGTGCTTGTTGTGCATACAATAAAGATAGTTGGTCATTACGTGCTATCGCACCAGCGAACAAAGACGCCAGTTCAAATACCAGCGCCTTTGTGAAGTAGGGAGGGAAAACACTTTCACTTGGCTGAAAAGTATAATCTGCTATTACCGTATCAGAGCTGGTAGTATCTGTAAATAAATTTTGACCATATCTGTCATAAACTATAACTTGATCGCCTACTGTTACTGTATGAATTATAATTGCATCAGTTGGTAAAGCATATGATGATTCATATCTCGCATCTGGATTGGATGAGTTTTTACTCAACTGTGTTTGTTTGCTTGCAAATCTCCAGCGACATTTTGTCAACAAATCTTCTAATGTTGTTTCGTATAGCTGATTTGCAACGATTGATTCTGTGGTGTTTTGTGAGAAGCTTGAGATAGTATTAGCACCAACTAATACTAAAGCTTTATTACATATATCAAATTTACTAATAGTCATCTTGCCCTCAATGTTGAGGGGGGGCGAACCCCCCTCGATTGGTTATGTACCGTTAGTTGTGGTTACAGTAGCCGCACCAGTTGCACTTGTTACAACTACTAAGTCTACTGTTTCTGTGCCACCAGTTGCACCAACGACTAGGATAACATCATGTTCCTTTAGTTCGTTAGTTGCATCATTAAAGTATCCAGATCCTACAATAGTACTGATTGCATCTGTACTGCTGTAATAGAAGATACCTCTTGCACCACCAGCAACTTTTAATAAAGCACTTGCTGAATAAGCCATATTATATCTCCTTTCTTATTCTGTGATCTGGCACTCAATAGCACCATTGTTATCAATCATCACTGCGCCCATAGACATATATGATGTGATAAGGTTACTAACTTTCTCAGGTATATAGTTTACTTCTGTTCTAATATCTGAACCCATAGCAAGTCCAACAGCTGATTTGTGATATGCATGGCAATCACGAGTTGTACTTGAAATAGATAGACCAGAATGTGTAAACCACATAAACCCAAGCCATCTTTTTGCAGTTAATCCACCAGCATATGGTAGATCACCTTCTCCGACATACTCTGAACGTGAGAATTGGTCAATTTGTAGAAGGTCTGCCCAACCAGCTGGAGATACAACAAAGTATCTTTGTCCATCATCTGGAACATCTCCTTCACCAAATGCTTCATAAACAGTCAAAGCTTTAGCTAGAGTTAGAGCCGCTGATCCGTGAACAACGTTGTTGCTGTTTGAACCTGCGTCTAAGACATCAATGATAAGTTGGTCTGTCTTTCTACCTAGTGCGGCAGATGCTGACATAGCCAATACTTGTCTTTCATCAATGTTTGTTTTCAGCTCATCTAGTCTATCGACATAATCGGCAGCATAGAAATCTGAAAGAGTAACGTCTACTGTTGAATGGCTGACATCCATTGTTGGAACTTGTGCATGTCTACTTTTAGATACTGCACTTCCAGTACCAACTTTTTGGAATCGAGCTTGGTTACCAGTAACGTTATTAAGTTGCCTTACAGTATTACGAAGTTTAGAACCCATACGTTGATAAGCCATATGCACTTCTGCTTCAAACTGTTTAATAAAGGCAGTACTAATAGATGTACTCATAATACACTCCTTGTTAAAAAGTTAAGTTAAAATTAGACAGTTATCCAAGTTAGATTATCTCGGTTGTCCATTGTGGGCCTATTTCATCTAATATGGGCTGTGTTCCATATTTAGTTACATTTTGTAACTTCTTATAGAAATACAGTATTTTTACATCTTTGACAAGTGTTGGTTTACTTACAAAGTCAAAGCCTTGCCATTTTAGCCATTTTATAGACCTTTGATTTTCTTCAATTATGTAATTGGAAACAAAAGTATAGTGTTCATTTAAGAAATGTAACCATCTTTTATTTTTTCTAAGGAAGT